AACGAGCCAGAAGATAGACGTACAGAACCAGCACTGTTAGTCGTTAACGGCTCAAACTCTAATTCATTTTCTGTGTCAGAGAAGGCAACCAACATGGGATCAATAACCCCTGTTCTGCTGCTACCGGATATAGGGTCTGCGCCCAACACAATTAAATGCCTGTCTGTTTCTGAAGTGATAACTTGCAGCCCAAGAGTCGGCACTAAATTAGCACCACTTACATCGCTTAATTGTAACGCCCTAACGCTTAGTCCATTGTTTTCAACCCATCGATATATGCTCCCGCCACGAGGATTAATGATTAAGTTCTCTCCGAAATTATCGTGGGTCCAGAGTCTTAATTGACCTACAGCTGTGATTGCGCTTGTAGATCCAAACGTACTAGCGCCCCAGGTGTTAACACCCCAACCGCTTGAAGGTACATAAACGTCTAGTCCAGAATTAATTTGATATACGCCGTCCACTCCAGCACCGCCATTACCAGAGTCAGAGGAGTTTGCAGTAACAGTAGCGCCAGAAGTGTCTTTGGCTGTGATTTCGTAAGTGTTGTCGCCCGTGACTAGGGTAATTTGATATTCTTGGTTTAGTACCGTAGCCGTGATTAAACCGCCTAAAGAAACTGCACCAGCTATAGTAACAAAATCACCATTAACAGCTCCGTGGTCAGAGTCGGTTGCCGTGATAGTAGAAGATCCGTCGGTGGCCGCAAATGTTATTCCATTGGTTGTGGTGGCTCTAATGGGAGTTACGTCATTATAAGCCTGGCCCTCTTCAATGTAATATTTATTGGTTGTGCCAATCCCTAGGAATCTTGATCCTCCCAGAGAAATCCAGGAGTGTAGTGCTCTTGCAGAGCCAATGTATGTGCTTGCGGTTAGCTTTTCCCAACCACCAATCTTTTCTGGTCTGCCTTTTCTGAAACGTACAAAGTTTCCGTCAACCCAGCCGTTCTCATTAGAATAGTCGGTTTCTTCTTTATTTATACCAGGCTTAAAATTAAATACAGTTAACGGCATAACCAGACACCTTTAACCTTGTTAAGCCAAACGAATAATAGCTGCTGAGCTAGAGGCACTTGGAAATACCACCGTAAAATCGCCAGCTGTGCTTGTTTTATCTCCGCCAAAATCAATAGCAGCAATCGCTTTGTTGCCGTTAGTAGTGTTGTATAAAAGACAACCTCTAGCAGTAACTGTAGCAGTACCAAATGTAAGATCCGCAAAATCACAAACCGCCACACTACCAGACAAAGCTGGGGTTACGTTAGTAAGTGCATTTCCGCCAGAAGAATAATTTGTTCCGCTTGCTTGTCCTGTCGTGACAAATACAGTTGAACCAGCGCCTAGCGTTGCTGAAGATGTATAAAGTGCCAGCTTGATACTGTCGGCACCGTTTGTTAGATTATGCCCCTCTACAAGCAGTTCTTGCTTGAAGCTGTTGCATATAGCAGATGTAATAGCCATATTATAACTCCTTAATAATGTCCGCCATGTCTTTATGACCCTGGCCTCTTAATAAGTTTACCACAGTTGTTCGATCTGAGGCGATTCCACTGCGGATCCCTCTTAACACTATATCATACACTGTCTGCTTGAAAGCTAAAGCTTGTTGCCTAACATGGTCTGGAGCGTGCTCTGATATTCCACAAATTTTATTGGTTACTTGCGCAGCCCAAAATTCTGGATCATGCCCTTTGTTTTCGGTGGTATGTACACCGACTTGGCCTAGTTTTATAAATGCGTCTGTCATCCTTTAAATGGCTCTGGTGGCCTGGGTAATGTTTGTATCGTGGTTTTGCCTGTTTCTATCATGTTGTCCATTTCTGATTTATTACATACAAACCATTCGTCCTTGTCGGGTATAGCAATCTTTGGATCATCCAATCGGTGATAACCATACAGCCTATCTTCCATGGGCACGTCAGAATCTAATAACGATGACCTGGGGCTGACGCCTACTTTAATTTTCTTTTCTATGCACTTAGATAACCAAAACTCTACACAAGCTCTGCCGGCTTCCGCAAAATGCAGATTGCCTTTGTAGCTAAAATCTATGCCAAACAGATCTATTTGTTTGACGTTGTTCCAGTAAGCAAATGCCACAGCATAAGCAACCGTGTTGTTCATGTATGCGCACCTGGTAGCAGCCACAACCTCATTGACTGGGTATTCGACTATGCCTGGCACTCGATCGTCTAGCTCACAAGAATAAATAGGTATTTGTAATTCTGGAAGTATTTTGCGCATGACATCTGTCTGTTTTCCGGCATCTTCGGTGTCAAAAAACCGACTAGCTGGGTCCATCATAAACAAACGATCTAATTGAAATACAGCAGCTGAGCTACCGCACCCCCAGGTTTCGTCCCACTCAACAGAGTTTTCTTTGCCTATAACGTAATCTATTTGGGATGTGCCTAGGCCAATCAGAGCGACATGAGCGCCCTCAAGTTCTTTTATAGGCTCCATTACGAAACGCCTTGTCGAAGGGAATCGTACCTGTATTCGTCGCGCTGCTTTCTGCCTTCGCTTAGATTTTTCATTCGGGCCAAGGCTTCTTTAAACCTGGCTTCAAAATTACCAACAACGTCAGGCGTCTCTTTCAAGAAAACCGCAGCTTCTGCCAAAGTGCCATAGAGCAAAGCTTCTGGGTAATCAGTTGAGAGCACCGTTGTTCCTGAATCAGATCCAGCCGTCAAACTAGCTGGTTTATAAAGGTAATGTACCTCAACAGTATAGTTTGTGTCGGGTATCGGGCTGACTTCAAAAGCCGTGTCATCCAGCAAGCTGTAATACTTAGGACGCCCAGTAACAGTAGTTGTAGGGCTGTATTCTTTAATAAAGCTTGGATGTTTAAAGTCCAGATAATGGTATTTGTCGTTAGCTATGACCGCTACGCTAAAAGGTGCGTAAAAATCTGTAGGTGTTGCTAAAAACCTGTTTGATGCGGTTAATGCTCCTTGCACGTTTTTTCTTTGTACAGGCAGCTGCACATTATTAAATATGCGATCTTCCGCTTCTTTAATAAATGTATCTAAGTTTGATGTAAATGTAGTCTCAGTAGACTCCACATAATCTTGAACCGTTGATTTTAATGTTGATAATGTAAAGCTCATGTTATTTGTATGGTTACCTCCCCGACGCTACAAGATATTTCGTATGTCGTTAATACTGTACCGAGTATACCATCTTGCACATTTGTGTACACCAAAAACTTATTGTTGTCATCGGCTGTGTCTGGCCTGGCATTTTTGATTGCTTGTGAATCACCTGGAAACGCTTTTCGATCTAGCTGTGGGTGTTTTGGCGACCATTGATCGGAGCCAACCAAAAGACCATCCCAGGTCATTTTCATATCTCTTAGCTTATAACGAAATCCTGTAATGTCACATATTCCGTAAGCATTTTTTCCGGTTGTCATTGCCATAATTAAGCAGAATTGTAACCGCTAAGATTAGGAGCGACCCTAAAACTTGATCGGTCTTCGTCTTGTGCTTTGGCGCGGTCAAACTCTTCCTCGTATAATTGTTTTAACATACCAGCTTTTTCTGGCGCTTTTTTTAGGCTCATATAATAAGCCAGGCCCGCGGCCAAACAAGGATAAAACCTGAAGGGCACGTCTAAAGTATTTGCACCAGCGTCTGCATCGTCCATTCTGGTCAACACGTTCATGTGAACCGTGTAGGTGCTAGACTTGTCGGGTACCGGCCAAACAGTAATAGTTGGCGTGGTTTGCTTGTCTACAAATACCTGGTTAGGTTTTCCGGTTGTAGACTTTGTTGCCAGGTGACTGTATTCAGCACGACTCATTCTATTAAGAGGTAAGTCTGTCGTTGTGTTGTTTGTTGTTTCTCTAACAAATATATCTAAAACATCAATCGGAGCTGTAGCGTTGGTACTGTCAATGTTGTATGTGCCGGTATCTTTTACCATGGCCACGGTTTTTTCAGTAACCGTCCATTGATTTAAGCCTCTGTTTGACCACTCGGCCAACATTAAGTTAAGGCTCCTGGTAGCAGATTTTAGGTCGTAACCAGTTCTAAGCTCTAGCCCACAACGCTCAAATGCTTCCTCAACGTAGTCGGCTACGTCAAGCTCAAAGTCTTTAGATCCGGATACGGCCATGTTTATTTACGTCCGTATAATCCGCAATTTCCCATAGGCTTCATAGCTGCGCCGCCATTCTTCATTTTCTTAGCTTCGCCGCCATACATCATCTTCTTGGCTGTATCTGGTATTAGTGGGCCGCCCATGTTCATTTTTTTAACACTAGCCGTTCCACCCATATTCATTTTCTTTTTCATAATTTTCTCCTTAATTAATTATATCACTTTATCTTCTTCGACCAGCTGGCATTCTTCTCACGCCACCTATTCCTCTTGTTATTGGTGCTGGTTTTGGTCTAACCGGATCAGAAATAACTCTAGGCAATGGCGCTGGCATTGGCCTAATTTTTGGCATAGGCGCTGGCATTGGCATTGGCTGTGGCATCGGCATAATCTTTGGCGGGCTTGTTTTTATAGTTTGCCTTGGTCCTTTAACCGGAATAGGTTGGGGCATAATCTTTGGCGGGCTTACTTTTATAGGCTGCCTTGGACCTTTAATTGGCATAGGTTGAGGCATTGGCATAGGCATTGGCCTTATGCCACCCATACCTTCTCCGCCAAGCCCTGGGTCACTAAATAAAGGATTATCAAATGGATTAATTTCAGGCACGAAAGTAGGAGTTGGTCGCACAGGTCCTTTGACTGGTACAGGCTGCGGCTCCGGCAAACTTATGCCAGGTATTATTGGTTCTATTTTAGCCAGGCTTTCACGAATCTTTTCTAAATCTATGCCTGGTATTTCAAACCCGCCACCTGTTTGTGGTGGGGGTGGAGGTAGTGCTGGCTGGCCTCCCTGACCGCCTAAACCAATTGTATTAACATCTACTTCTATTCTTTCTCCCTGTGGTCCATAAGCGAATCTTTTTCCGCGAGATGGCATGACCGCTGCGTACCCACGACCAGGAGGGGCGGAGTAAGAAAAACCCTCCGGCATAGGAGCTGGACCGCCACCAAAGCCACCTTCACCGCCGACGATTGGCCCTAAAACTCCTGGAGGAAAGGTTGGTCCAGCAGATCCTAAGTTTCCTATAAGGTTTCCGGCATCGTCGTAGACAGGTCCGCCCATAGTGCCGATAAATCCTTCTTCGCCCCTACCTGGGCCTTGCCTTTCAATAGAAAAACCAGGTTCTCCTGGTACAGATCCGCTGTCAAACATATCACGTTCATCTACGTCTGGTCTTGGCGTTGGTGTCGGCGCTAGGCCAAACTGCTGTAAGAATGAATTTCTTTGATCGTCGTCTAAACCGCTAAATAAATCGGATATAGACGGAGGAGGTGTTGGTTCTACGCCAGGAGGCGCTTCACCTATTGGTGAGTTAAAATCATAGCCTTGGAATCCGCCACCCATCATTGGGTTAAATCCACCACCCATCATCGGGTTGAATCCACCACCCATCATCGGGTTAAAACCTCTGCCCATCATTGGGTTAAATCCGCCACCCATCATCGGGTTAAATCTACGGCCCATCATGCCGCCCCTTCTGGGCATTTGTTGCTGGTAAGGGTTATAGCCACCCATTCCGCCAAAAAGTCCGCCTAAACCACCGCCAAAACGGCTTTGTTGTGGCAGTTGCTGCGGAGAAAACCGTCCTCCAAAGCCTCCTCCAAAACCTCCAGGTCTTTGCATTTGGTTTCTGAATCTATTAAATATTGCCATATTATTTACCAGTTTTTACAAGACCAATACCTGGCCGTAAAATTATCCTTGGCCGTATCGCAATTATGTCTTGCTCTAAAATTTGATCTGCGCTTGGGATTGCTTTTCTTAATAGTCATATTAGGATCTCCAAACCGTACAAGCTTTATCTGATCTCCCTTTTTAGCCAACACCTTAAACTTTTTATTGCCTCCAGGTGTCCGACTAGGTTTATTAAAACCGGCAAAAGACTCGCCTCTATAGGTAAGCCTTCCGCCTTTGGTTCTTTTGGCATCTCTAATAGTTGCCATGTTTCATTTACGCCCTAAATACCGTCATTGTATTAAACGTAGCAGCTGTATATTGCACATATATTCCTGTAACAAAAACCATACCTTCGTCTGGAATAGTTATGTCCCTAGTAGCCGTAGCATCGGCTACGGTTCCCACTTTAAATATTGATGTGCCTGTTGGGCTGCTTGTTAAAAAGTCTAATAGTCCGGCGGTAGCCGTGCATACAAGATTGATACCCTGGAATCTAGATCTGCCAGCAAATATTACATCCGCAGCTGAAGCATTAATGCCAGCTGAAACATTACCGGCTGGGTTTCCCACAGCCGTAATGCTTGCGACGGTTTTGAAATATGCGCTACCAGTAGCTGTACCAGCATTTGCACCTGTAATTGACTCTGTTTGAGCATCGCCATTTACATCGGTACCAACAACAGTAAATGATTTACTAGAATCATTTCCGGCGGAAAGTATTGTTACTATCCTTCCGGCATCAAACGTACATGAACCACCAGAAGCTAAAGCGCCTCCAATAGTTAATGCAGCGTTATTACCTACTGCTGCTGCTGTTGAGATCCCATCTGCATCTAGAGCTTGCGAATCGGCGGTAATGTGTACCGCCTTTACGTCTGAGCCTGTTAATCTAGTTGCCATTATTTACTCCCTATTAACTGTCAGTAAATGGAGTAGCTAATGTTCCGTCACCCATTAAGAACGCTTCTACAAACCAGGTTGTAGTGTTGACGCCTGTAAGTGTAATAAAGCCACCAGTTAAACGACCTTGTTCGTCTGAACCTAGGTCAATTACATCATTTGATGCAGCTGGATGAAAGTTATCTGTCTCACCAATTTCGCCAGTGTCAAAAACAAACGCAGTTCCTAAGAAACCGTCTGTCCCATCTGTTGTAGCTGTTTTGATTGCCCCTACGCCAGTAAAAGTAGTTTCCACTAAGAATTTATAGTGAACCCCAGCTGCTGGTGTTGGAAGTGTTACCACAATACCGGCAGCTCTGTTAAAACCATAAACGGTTCCAGAGTCAGCTGCTGTGATTGTTTTGGTTGCTGCCGTAAGAGACTCGTAAGCCTTTACAAAGTTAGTAGCACCGGTCATTTTCATAGTACCAGTACCAGAAACATTACCACTCGCGTCGATGTCGAAGTTTGTGGTTACTGCACCTGTTTTGGCTGTAATAGCAATTTGCTCAAAGCCGTTTTCGGACCTTACCGGTCCATTAAATGTTGAATTAGCCATAATTCCCTCCATAAGGAAATTCATCTATCGTCTTGGCAATTGTCCGCTAGGCCGGTCGATAGAGTCATTAATTATCCTAGACCCTTTAAGAGTATAGCATCAAAAATATAAAACTAGGTAAAAAGTGCTAAATCCTTGATTGTTATGCTTTGATCTATGACTTGCACATTATCAAGAGCTTTATCTAAAACCTTTTGTTTAACAACCAATGCCTCGGCAATCCTGGCATCTAAAGATTTATCAACCACCAGGTGCTGCACTAATACAGAGTCTGTTTGTCCAATCCTATGACAACGATCTTCCGCCTGGCTCATGTTACCAGGCACCCAATCTAACTCTGCAAAAACCACATGGCTTGCTTTTGTAAGTGTAATACCAACACCGGCAGCTCCGATCGTGCCTATAAAAACGTCTGCTTTGCCGGCCTGAAATGTGTCTA